CAGGTATTGCCATAATTTTTACAATTGCGAACCGGGTGAGAAAAATCGGGTTTTACGCGCGCCCGCGAGACCCGCGCCCTGTTAGGGGGGTGTCGGGTCGTTGACAGGCTGTTGCTCAGGCCCAGTTCGACCCCAAGGGACCCGCGTGGCATGGACCTTGCATAGCGTGGCGCTTTCTTGTTTGTTCACACGTTCGTGATGTTGACTATATTTACCTGGTAGTGTTTACTTCTATTGCAGGCTTCTGATTTGCCTGCGCCCATAGAAAGAAAGGGTATAGAACATGATCACTTACAAGAAAGTCGGCGGCCTTCATTTCCTGCGCATCGGCAGGGTAGGCTTTTCGTGGTTCGTGTCTAAGAAGAAAGTAGCGCCTCGCATCCTGCCCGGGACCGTGACCACGCGCCGCTTGACGCTGGCAGAACAGAAGCAGGCGCAGGCAGATCACCTCGCGTGGTGCAACGCCATGTCTCGCGGCAATTAACCAAACCCGGCGGGGCGCAATGCCCCGCCATTCCACAGAAAGGGAAACACCATGACCGATCATCCTGTAAACCAGAGCATCGCCGCAGCCCTCGCGTCCCTGTCCGGCGCGTTCGCCTCCCTGCAACGCGAGGCGCAGCACACGAAAGGCCTAGTCGCGGCTCTTGAGGCGCGCATCGCGGCTCTTGAGGCGAAAGCGGCAACGCCTGCCGTCATCCCGACCGTGACCGCTCTTGCGGCGCGCGGACCCGAGTTGACCACGTTCGAACGTGTCTCGCGCCCCGTGCGCGATGGCCAGTGGTAAAGGGGAAAGACCATGTCAGATAGCTATATCACTGTAGACGAAAAGAACGGTGTCACGGGCTTCCATGGCCATGATGCGACTCGGCTCTTGCATGCCCGGACCGTCAAGCATGCTCTCAGAGCTTGCAAGATCGGTTTCCGCCTGACGCGGACCGCGACCCCGACCCGGTCGTTTGCAATGGCCAGCAAGATCACCGGCAAGACGTACAAGCGTGGCCAGTACGATCAGGCTATCGCCGACGTGAACGAATGGATATGGGCGATGGAAGCGGCCCTGCCGGTCGTGCAACGCTAGTCGACAGGGGAGGGCGAAAGCTCTCCCCATTTCCACAGAAAGGGAAACACCATGATCAGAACAATTGAGATCCTCGCCTATACAGCTACATGGTTCTACATTGGCGCGATTAGCGCCCTCTCATTCTTCTAGAAAGGAACGCACCCATGACCCGACCCATTCATACCATCGCGAGCGAGATTGTCGCCGATTGGAAAAAACCATACTTCGGGGCAGTGCCCTACCTTGCCGCGATGCAATCTCTGGACACGATAGACGACAATTATGGGTACGATGACGCGCGAACCGTCATCCTGTACTTCATGGCCAATGCCACGACATGGAGAGGGGCCAAGGCCCGGGAGATCAAAGCCGAGTTGAAAGCACTGACCGCGCGCCGATGATCAAGTAAGGCCCGCAGATCCCCCACTGACCCCCGGACCGAAAGGCCCGGGGTTATTTTTTTGCCGGGGCTTGTGTAAATTGCATCTAAGGCCCGCGCGAAAGCCCGAGCGGCGCGCCGTTTCCCCCGTCTAAATTGCATCTTAGGCCCGCGCGAAAGCCCGGGCCGGTGACCTATGCGCGGCGCGCATAGCAGAAAAACTTGCGAAAAGGGCTTGCATTCCCGCGAATGTTCTCTATACTTACACCGTTAACAAGCCGCAGAAAGGGCTTTCGCCATGATCAAAGCATCCGCAGACATGATCAAAGCATTACGCAAAGGCACGTTTACAGGCGTTATTCTCTATCGCGGGCCGAGCCTATTAGATGGCGCGCCCATTGTTGTGATTGCTAATCGCATCACTGACGCTAGCACTAACAGTAAGACCGGCGCGATGGTCCAGACTTTCATCATTCGCGCTGATATCAACCCCATGGCAGCATTGCGCGCGGGACTTGATAGCAGTGTTTGCGGCGCGTGTTTGCATAGGCCCGCGAATAACGGGACTTGCTATGTTAACGTCGGTCGCAGCGTCGCCAGTGTTTACGGGGCCTTCACGCGGGGCCGCTATGCAGAGCCCGGTGTAGACTATGACCCTCGCATATTGCCGGACTTGTTTGCGTGCCTTGCGTTTCGCATGGGGACTTATGGCGACCCTACAGCAACGCCTTTCCAGATCTGGCGCGCTTGCACTCTGAATGCTGCGGCGATTAACGGTTATAGTCACCAATGGCGTGACAAGCGTTTCGCCGCGTTCAAGCTTCTCTGCATGGCCAGTGCAGATAGTGCCGCAGACCACGCCGAGGCCCACGCTATGGGGTGGCGAACCTTTCGCGTGAAGGCTATCGGCGCGCCGAGCCTACAAGGCGAGGTGACCTGTCCCGCGTCGAAAGAAGCGGGGCAGAAGACCGTTTGCGCAGACTGTAGGGCATGCGGTGGCCAGAGCGCCAAGGCCCGCGCGTCCATCGTTATTGAGGCCCATGGCGTGACCGCTAAACGCTTTGTGGAGGTGTGAACATGGTCACGACAACAAAGGAACAAAGGCGCGCCCTAGGGCGCGTCTATTCCCGCGTCCCTCTGGGGATCACCTATCGCGCCTTTCGCGCCACAGCGCAGGGGACGTTCGGTTGCGACGGGGCGATTATCGTTCCTTGGCAGGGGATGTGGCTTTGCATCGAACGCGACGGCTATTGTCACACGTGAAACATTAGACCAGAGGCCCGCGCTGCAAGGCCCGTGCCCCGGGGGGAAACCTCCGGGGCTTTTTGCTGTTCACATTTTCGTGTGGGCGTCTGCAATTGGATCAAAGGCCCGCGAATCAGAGGCCCGAGCGCGGGAGCTATGCGTCTGGTGCATGGGTACTATTGCATCTAAGGCCCGCGCCGCCGCCATGTCGAGGAACGGTGCTAGAATACCACCCCAGCTAAGTACTTGATCCGGCTCTACTTTTCCCTCGGTGTCGTCCCAAAGGTCCGTGATCCGTGAACCGTTGTAGATCCTGAGACTCTGGGACTCTGGATGGCTGACCATGTTCCAGACGCATGGCGAGACCCGTGATCTCGCGGTTTGCCACGCAATTTGAGCGGGACGCCACAGCCCGGCGGTTTTGTAGGCCTTGGTCTTACAGACCTTTAGCTCCACCCAGATTTCAATAGGCGATTGCTGGCCCGTAGGAGGCCACTGATAGGCCCCGTTGATGTCGGGGATACCTGCCCCTACCCGCGCCTCAATACGCGTCCAGTGGACGATACGGCCCGTCTCACGACTGAGCCGTTTCCAGATTTCCGCCTCGGTTTTCACTGGTCAATTTCCTCGGCCATGCGCTGGCGCTCATCATCGGGGACGAAGTCGGGGATCCCATCAGGATCCCGGGAGGTGGCGACCATGTCGATGGTGGGGGAGGTGGCATTCATCAGCACGGGGAACTGCTGCTGTAGCTTGGCAATCTCCGCGATGACGTCCTCTCGGCTCATCTGGTCGATCTTGCCCACGAGGATCTCACTGCGCGACACGTAGAGCCCACCGGCCTGTCCCCGGGACTTCTCTGCGGACACGGCGGCGGCATACTGGCCCTTCTCCAAGGCCATGTCGCGGATGCGGGCAAGCTGGCGGATGTGGCTGTCGAAGGTCACCTCGTACTTGCGGGAGAGTTCTTCCTTGATCTCGGCAATGCGGACAAGGATGTGGGGATAGTCTCGACCGTTGAGGAACCGGGACGCTGCCCACGATGCCGTCCCATCACCATACCCCGCTTGTTTCGCCGCCTCGGTGCGGGTGACGTCCTCGGTGGCGTAGATCCGACAGAACTTTTCCTGCTTCTCGGTGAGCCCTTTGGTCTTGGGGTTAACAAGGATATCCAGTTTGGGCTTGTGCGTTGCTTTGGCGGTGGCCATGCGGTCCTCCATCGGTGTCCGAGCGGGCATTTTAGCATAAAGAACGGCGAAGGACACAAGGTGGTCGCAGGGTGTACCCCTAGAGGACCGGGGGGTCACACCCCTCACAAGGTTGTTTCAGATTTTCGCATTTTGGGGCGGTCCCAGCGGGTCCGCTACGTGTGCGCAGGTACTAGTTGACAATTGTTATAATTCCTCTACTTCCTATATTTACCTATGTGCGCGCGCGACCGGAAAAGATCGAATTTTAAAAACACCCTGTGAGGGGTGTGACCCTCCGGTCCTCTAGGGGTTAAGGTTGTGACCACCCCGTGTCCTGACCCCCTCTTTATAGAAAAACCCCGTGTCCACGGTCCGTGGTCCGAACCCCAACCAACCACTTGACCTATCTCCAAAACCCCTGTACCTTCCTCGCATCCACCTGATCCAAGGACCCCGATCAATGATCCCCATCGAAAAGAACGTCCCCCACGACCCGAACCTCAGCCGCTACCACGGCGCAAAGGGGGACTACCCCTCTGTAACCAAGTGGCCGTGGTCCCGCATGCAGCCCGGCGACAGTTTCACCGTATCGACCAAGCGCGAGATGATGTCTGCCCGCAACTCCTTCTACATGCACCGCAAAACCGTCCACTGTAAGATCCCCTCCTCGTGGTTTGCGACAAGCAAGAAAACCCCTGACGGCTACCGTCTCTGGCTCCTCGATAAAAAAACCCTATAACCCCTGTTGACATATCCGTGGAACATATCCTATGTTCTCTACATGCCCGACTGATTCGCAGTCGGGCGACTCACACAGAAAGGTGAGCCATGAACCAGACGCCCATCATCTCCGACCGTGATCTGACCCTCTTGCGTGAAGTCCGCCACTACGCCGCCGAGGTGTCCGAGTGCGCAGCCCTCTTGTACTGGGAGACGCAATATCCCGACACCGTGCGCACCCGCTTTGACAGCGCCCTGCGTTCCCTGTCCGCTTTGCTTGTCACGGCGCAGCTATCCTTCCCCCCTGCCAAGCGCACCCGCTACTCTTGGGACGGCCAGACCACCACCGCGCATGAGGAGACCGTCTGATGCCCCGCTTTGCTGTGAAGGAACTCGTGACCCTGATCGTCGTCACCTATGTGGACGCTGAGAACGCAGCCCATGCCGAGGAGCTTGTCGAGACGATGGACATCTTCGACTATGACCGTCTGATCGACAGCGACACCACCGTCATCGCCGTGTGGAACGAAGAGGAGAACCTCTGATGGCCCACGCCCTTCGCCAAGTC